TTCCGGTATAACCTTTCCACTCACCTGAAATCACACGCTCACAAAAATCTTTCATTTTTGCTAATACAGCGTTCACTTCAGGCATAACATCTTTACCATCCACTAAAACAGGAGCGTTTGAACGGTTACGTAATGCAGTATGTAGTACCGCACGATTTTCTGTGCGGTTAATTTTTTGCCCTGTAAACATTGCTTCTGTTGCAGATGCTAGACCGCATTCACTTGCTAATTGGCGTAATAAACTTAAGGTTTTTTCATTGATGGCGTTTTTAGAGTAATCGACAAGGATTTGATCGGCAAAATTTAAAGAGTATTGTTCGAAACGGTTTGGATTTTCTGCGAAAAGCTGTGGAATGGTAAGATTATCTGCTTTATGTGCTTCTAATGCTTGCCAAGCGGCTGTAGTTGTTGGGTTGATTTTTTGCATGGTGATTTCCTTTAATTTAATTATAAAAAATATTCCTTGTTAAAAGTATAACTCAAAATTTAGAATAAATAAAGGTTTTTTTATTTTTATTGTCAATCAAATTTTCTATTTTAGCATTGGTAGAGGTTGAAAATTTTAATTCTAAAGCCATCAAATACCTCCTGAAAGGTCATTTTCTGTACTTCCGTTGTTAGTCCTGATAAAGCTGTTGCCATCTGGTGTACCACCGAAAATATTGATGTTACCTGTTGCAATGTTTCGACCGTCTTTAAAGTTCCCTTTAAGCCCTCCAGCCCAAGCTCCTGATTTTTCAAGATTTGAGATAAGTTTGGTTAACGTATCTTTTAAATCGTTGTTTTTGTTTGCTTGGTCTTGGATTTGTCTTATTAGGTCTTCTTTATCTCGTTGTCTAGCTTGCTTCTCTTGTTCCAGCTTTTCTTTTAAGTTGTTTATTTCACGGATTCGCTCTTGTTTTTCCGCTTCAAGTTTTTCATTGATTCGGGTTTCAAGGGCTTGTAAATCACGCTCAACTTTTTCCTTCAAGTTTCTGATTTGTTCATCAATATAAGGCTTGATAACTCGTTCATAATACTTGTCAGCCTTACCAGTGAACCATCTATCCGCTTCAGCGCTTTCCATGTAACGCTTAATCAAAAGCGGTACAAGGTTCTCAAGTAGCTCTGTAAGGGCGTTCTTAAAATCTTCAAACTCACTTTCTAGCGCTACAAAATCATCAAGCAACTGCTTAAATGCACGCTGTAACCATGCTAAAAGCTCGTAAATTGAGTTAGCATTATCAAAGCTGGTAGGAATGGAAGGGATAAGCCCCCACCGTTCCACCCAGTAAGAAGAATAGCGCCCACGGTACGCACGAAAAAACTCGTCTCTAAATTCTTCGGGATTCATGTTTTAAAATCCTTTCTTATAAGTGGTCATAACCTTCATCAAAAGGCTTTGGTACATTTCCGCTTGTAGGTTGTAATGTAGCGTTTACATCAGCAAACGTTTCTGTTAATGCATTGATTACCAAGCTAGGTGTATCATTTGAATTGCAATAGTCAACACCTGAAATATAAATACTAGTAGCATTTTTGAAATATAGCATAATGTAGAAGCCTTCAGCTTTTGGATTAATCCTAATAATAGTGTTATCTGATAGCTTCGTAGTGACTTCATTGTTATTGAGTGGAATGTGAATAAAATGACTGTCATATTTTCCATTATATTCTACCGATAGAATAAATGTACTATATCGCAATGTTTCGCCTTCTACACCAAACTCAGCGTTTAAAACTTCTTCAGCTTCTAAATCATATTGTAAAGCTGTTGGTTTTTTAGGAGGTATAGTCTTTAAAATCTCCGCTTTAGTGATTTCCACTAGCTCCTTAACCTTGCTATCATTAAGTGTTAGCGTATCGCCTGACTTGTCAACTGTTACAAGCTCTCCACCGTTCAACGTGATAGGGCTAGCTGTTGCACCTGTACCGCTTCCAGCACCACTTCCAAGCTCTTTCTTTAGAGCTTCAGCTTTAGTGTCAATTAACTCTTTTACTTTTGTATCGTTGAGGGTCAAGCCTTCAGCCGTTTTGTCAACGGTTACAAGTTCCCCACCTGTCAATGGAAATTGTGTAAGGTCTTGGCTTACTGTTGCCGTTTTGGTTTGGTTTGGCGCTTCCCCTGTGGTTGTATGAGCAATGTCAAGATAAGGGACGGCTGAAACTAGTTCATTCACTTTGTCCTTATCAGCGTTCAAAATAAGGCTTGTATCTCCTTTATTATCCTGTTTTAAATCAGCAAGTTCTTGCTTGCCTTCAATAGTTAGGCTTTCAACTCCTTGATGGCGCTGAAATTTAATGAGTGAGTGAATCCCTTGAACTTTTTTAGTTGTTTTTGCCATTTATTTTCTCCTTGTTAGTTGTATTTTCAATTTTGATTGAGTTTGGATAGAGTTTTTTCAATGCTTCCAAGTATTCCAGATAACGCAAAAGTAAAATATCTTTCCGTCCTAGTTTTTTCTTGTTAGCAATTAAAAGTGTGTAGCCGTTATGCTTTTTGTATTTCTCTAACTGGTCTTTAAAGGTTAAATAGATACAATCACAAACGGTTGAAACACGGGCGCAAGACTGGTCTGTATCGTCTCCATGCCCCATGACTTCAATATTTAGTGTATCGGGTGTTTCCGATAGGTTAATAATTATCATAAATGTTCATGTCCTCTTTCTGCTGTCATGATGGTTCTCTGTACCCCTTTTCTATCGTTTGTAACATTGATATCAAAGGTTGCCCAATCATCAAGAAATTGCTGACCGTTAATAGTTACCCGTCCATCTTTAAGACCTGATAGCGCCATCTGATAGTTAGGGGTAACAATAACCCCATTGTCCCAATGGGTCAGCTCGTTAACTAGTGGAATCCGTGAGAAATAGTTATTATCATCTATCACTCTACCAAAGCCTTTGAGCTTGCTCTTACTGTTTAGCTTTTCAAGGCTGTAGTAAGCGCCTACAATCTTAAAGCGGATATATAGAAGGGCTTTAGTAGATAGTAAAGGCTTGTAGCTCTTTCTTATCGTCCAGAAGGTTTCATCTTCAATACTTTCAAAATGATAGCTGATAGGCTTTAGCTTTAACCACAACTTGGACAAGTCGCCTAGTCGCTTACTTGCTGACTTGATATAATACAAGCCATCTTCAGCATAGGCAAAATTCTGAAAGCTGAAAAGCGTGATTTCTTCTAACATACTATCATATTTTAGTATTTTAGCATTTGATAAATCTTTCATCTATACCCCTTTCTAAAAAACTTGTAAAAATAGCTTATCACAAATGTTAAAAATCTGAAATTGAATGTCTTTCAATTCTGCGTTATTCTGTAAGCGCTCAGCAAGGCTTGAACCGCTCCAGCCTGAGACGTTGCTTTTTGTATCAGCATTGTTTTTCTGGTGGTTTTCTACCAAGTTGTCAGCGCATTCAATCACTCCGTAGCGCTCCGTAAATACAATTTCCTTGCGCTCCTGTGGTGTGGTGTTGGCTATCTGTAAGGCTTGCCCATCTGCTTTTTGGTTGCCGACTGTATCAATGTTCATGGATTGATTTAATTCCTTGATAGCCTTGTTTCTGATTTCTGCAAGATACTTGAATAGATTAAAACACTCATTGTTTAGGACTTCTTCAAGTGCAATCTGAAAGCGTGCAAAAGTCTCAAGTCCTATCTCCCTGTTGTAAAAGTGCTTACAAAATTCTTTCTTGAAATTTTCTGAAACACCGTCTACTAGGTGCATATCCTTAAAAAGCTCGTTATAAGTACCATCTATAATGGTATTATAATGTAGAAAATCGCCGTTTTCATCAACTGCCAACCCGTCTAGTTTTCCTGTTACAGGGTTTCTGTATCGGGATTTTAGAAAGGTTGCAATGGTTGCTGTAGTGTTATTCTGGGTCAAAGACTGCACCCCCTTGTTCTGCGATGTCTAGCGCTACTTTATCAAGGTTAAACTGCTGAATGGTTTCAGCTGGCTTGACGGATATTTCTAGCCCGTAACATTTATTGATAAGGTCAACCGCTTTTCTGCGTGATTTCCAACCGACTTCAATATTTGCTGAGATAACCCCATTATTAGAAATTGCTTCAGATACTACTAGACGCTCTTTCTTATCCGATGGGTTGTTATTGATACCGATAAAGGTCAGTAACTGGTTCATAACCCGTAACTTTTCATCGTGCAACTTATCTAGTAGAAAAGGTGCGTCCGTCCTGAATACTTGAATATAGTCCGATAACTGCTTAAAGCTATCCTGTCCATCTTGGTCTTTCTGCTTGTTCAAATAAACCACGGGTTCAAAGTTAGCAATCTTATTAAAGATATTTTTCATAGATAACACGCTATTATTGTCTACAAAGATAA